CGGACCCCATACGCTTTTTGGGGAATATCCTCCCAAAAATCCGGAAGCAGAGATCAAGCCGATAAATGAAACCGGCGAGATCGTATTAAACAAAGTGGTAATCCCGGAGTATATCGTAGTCCACGACGGGCCAATAGGGGATACCGCTGCACAGGATCATTATGTAAGATATAAGGATTATATCAAAAACGTGGCCAGCAGTGAGATCTACGCAACTTGGCCGGAGGACACGATACGTGCCAATGTGTGGGTACATAAAGGCTACCCACACTTATTTTTGCTGGATTTTCGGGTAAATGTCTAAAGTAAAGGAAACATCATCACCATTTTTCCATGTATTTTTCGTATTTTTGGTATAAACAGCCTTTTCTATCAGCTCACGAAGAAACTGATTCTTTGTAGATGTATCCCATGTCCAGTAATGAGCGAGAAGGTCTTCACACTTGGGAATAAAAGAAGAACGCTGAAACTGGAGTTCCTGTTCGTGTTTAATTTCTTGCCTTAAAGAACAAATCATTGTATCGCAGGCAGATAGTTCGGCGGCAGTAGCTTTGGAGCGTTCAAGAAATTCATCTGTAGAATAAATTCCCTGTTCAAGAAGATCGTATTGTTTTTCTTTCTTTTTCTTCAAAATATCAATTTCTTTTAATTTTCCCCGGATCATTTCTTCTTTTTCGGAAATAGAAAGAGAATATTCCTGATCAGAAAAACTGCTATTTAACTTGTAGCCATCTACAAGTTCCTGGATTCCGTCGAGAAGAGCTTTTTCAACAAGAGGGAGCTTGCTACTTACATTGTCACAGGAACTATATGGACATCGGAGCAGAGCACCTTGTCTGTCGCTTGGGGATTTACGGGTCATAACATAACCGCATTTTCCACAACGGACAATACCGGCAAGTGGATTACGGAGTACATGCAGAGAATTAAGCGGCCGTGCAGGGTTTCGATTTACAATATCCTGTGCTTGCTGAAAAAGTTCTTTTGATACAATAGCAGGATGTCTGCCTTCGACAAGAATATAATCCTTAGCAAAAGGGCGGGAGATGGTTATCTGCCCGTCATGTATATGCTTTACAGCCTTTCGACTGTTCCAGCGTATCATCCCTGCATACACCGGATTTCTGAGAATTGCCTGCACACGAGGAACGGTCCACAGGCCGCCATCCATGGTTTTAATTCCAGAATCATTTAATTTGCGGCAGATCTTAGCCATTCCGATTCTTTCGCCTGATACTCCACGGACATACAAATTGAATATAAGTTTGACGATTTCTGCTTGATCTGGAACAGGCTGCAGTGTCCATCCTTTTTCGCCGACAAGTTTTATGCGGGAATATCCGTATGGCGGCTTACTACCACAATATTTACCTTCTTTTGCAGAAGATTCACGACCTGCAGTAAGACGGCGGCGAATAGTCTTATATTCTCGACGGGACATAAAAAGCCCGAACTCAAAATACTCTTCATCATATTCATTATTTGGATCATAAGTTTTGAGGGGAGTAATAATCAATGTTTCGGAATATCGAAAAGCTCTGGCCACAACACCTTGATCTATGGTGTCACCCCTGGCCAGACGCTCCACCTCGACAACCAGGACACCATCCCACATGCCGGCCTCCACTTCACGAAGAACCTGTTGCATAACAGGACGTGCGGAAATGGTCTCTCCAGATACAATCTCTTTATAGATTGCTCCTACATTGTAGCCACGCGCTTTGGCCAGATCCAGCAGAATCCGCTCATGGCGGGCAAGAGTTTCACCTTCGCCCCTGGCTTCAGCTTCCCGATCAGCACGGGACTTACGCAGGTAGATACATACATTTAAAAGTTCCATAATATCACCTCGGTTTAAAATATGTAAAAATGGGTACAAAAATAACGACCACACAAATGTTCTGATTGTGCAGCCGCTCCGAAGATGATACAATATTTTTGCAAAATGAGGTATCTCTTCGGAGATCCACCACCGTCCCGGTATTGGCGTACTGGGGCGGTTTTTATATTTAATTGACTTTTATATTAAAGATTGCGGAATATTTTTTATATGTTGTTTTTGTATATTCATCAACATAAATTTTGAAATTTCCGGCATGATCAACACCCACGATTCCTTGAGCATGACATTTTGCGCCAACAGGAAGCTCCTGAGGGTAATATGTCTGGTCATTTGGATAAGAATATCCAGTATAGCCTTTTGCGTCTACAATTCTCTGAAGATCCATTGAAATATATAATTCATCGCCATATCCAAGATTTTCATAAGTATAATCAATGAGATATACAGCATCCGGATAAACATCCGAATATGGATTACGTTCGTCCATTTCTGTGACGGAATTGATTCTCAAACTCCACTGACCAGGAACTTTCCAAGTCTGTCCTATGTTATACGTTTTTACAACAGTAGGTTTCGGATTGACATTTACATAAGATTCAAAATGATAAGTTCCGAAAGTTGCTGTTATTGTTACATATCCAGAACGTTTTGCAGTAGCCTTTCCCTTGGAATCAATAGAAACCACAGACTTATTTGAAGATCTCCAGGTTATTTTCTGCTTTGTTCCATAAATAGAGTACTGATAAGTCTTTCCGGCAGTCATTGTAGATACAGCTTTTCCGGCTCTTGGAGATTCTGTTATAAGTTTACACTTATATACAGCTTTTCCTTTCTTTGCAGTAATGATTGTGGAACCGTTCTTCTTATATACTGCAACACCGGAAGAAGAAACAGTAGCACATTTTTTATTAGAACTACTCCATTTGTAACCGCTTCCTGGGACCTTTAATTTTACTCGTTCTGTTCGCGAGAGATAAGACGTGACAGTTTTTCCTCTTTTCAGTGTGACAGCACTTCGATAGCCGCCACCCCACGAAGAGTTCCAGCCACTTGCGGCCTGAACAGGGATACTGCAGAAGAGCAGGCACAAAGTCAATAACAGCGAGATACACCAGGTTTTCTTTTTCATAAGAAACGCCTCCTTTAAATTATAATATCCGTAAATAATACGATATTCATCATAGAAAATCGCTTATTATAGATTGCAAATTATCATTATATCCAGCTGCTACATAATTATCCACAGCAAGACGATTAATTTATTCCAAGATTATTCAAAAGTTGCGAAATATTAATATCAAGATCACTATAAATCCCAACGGTAAGGAGTTGATCAAATGGTACAATCATAGGGGCTGCATCTTTTTCATAACAATATACAGTGGTTCTTCTTTTTTCAGGATCAACAATCCAATATTCACGGACGCCAGCATCCGCGTATAAAGCATTTTTGGTGTTATAATCCATTCGGCGGCTGCTTGGCGAAACAATTTCAATAATAAAATCCGGAGCACCGTTGATGCCTTTGTCAGTGATTTTGTTTTTGTCGCAGACAATAGAAATATCAGGTTCTACATATGTTTTATCATCAGAAAAAAGTGTAACAGCCAGAGGAGCAGGAAGAACTTGGCAAGGCCCTTTTTTCTTGCGGATGTAATCACGGATGGTTCCGGAAAGCTCCATAGACAAAGCCTGATGTAAATATGTGGGCGGTGCCATCATATAAATCTGTCCATCAATCAGTTCTGCACGTTTATCCTCAGGAAGAGCATAAATATCAGCTATTGTGTAAGAGTGTTCTTTCGGCAATGGCATTATATAAACCTCCTTTATAAGTTGAAATTATGAAATTGAGATGGTATAATTAATTGTACTTATCAATTAGCGTGCATATGTTCTGATAGCTTGAACAATGGAAGATGTGTTCCAGTATACAAGTTCAGTTGAATGAGTTCTCACATATGAAGGGATTTGCTGTTGCCCCCATGGTACTATTCCCAAAACAGGTTTTCCCATTCGGATGGATTCATCAATTTCATATTGCATCCAGTTACTATATGCACCATACATGCCAGAAATAACTAATGTGATTTGAGCTGGACGAATTTTGGCGGTGATTTTTTGTGCAATATCAGCTGAAGTGTAAGGAGTACCATATGGAAATAAAGGTTTTTCTTTTGGAGCAGAATAATTGTAATAAGAAAAATAACGAGCTTGGTCTAATAAATTAACTAAGCGGTTGTAATCGTCTCCGTATTTCCAGGCATGACTGATAAAAATCCGGTAATCATATAAACTTGGCATAATAAATAACTCCTTTCTTTTAAGAGGTGATTGTATGAAATTTAGAAAAAAACCAATAGTGATTGAAGCATACCAAACAGATAAAGAACTCATTATACAAACATTAGAAGGACCGCTACGCGCGGCTCCAGGTGACTGGATAATTACAGGTATAAGAGGAGAACAGTATCCGTGCAAGCCAGATGTATTCGAAAAGACATATGAGCCTGTTATGTAGATGCAGTGTCTTTTGAAGATTCGGCCGATGCGTTTATTTTCCATTGATTATTTTCAGAAGAAATAATATCTTCAATATTTTTTATAAATAGGTTATCAATAGACTCTTCTGTTTTAGTGTACGGACTGGATTGGGTTAAATATAAATATTTGTGATATTTCAGTAGCTCACAGGTTGTACGATATTCAATCCAGTTCTCGTGCCATTTATATAATTTAGAAACAGATTCGATTATGGCAATAATGGCACCACAAATTCCAACTATAATGGCAATAATGGTGCAGTTACGTGAGTATCCAGACAATAAAGGAATACATGCTGCTATAACAATTTCTAAAATCTGAGATCTTTTATACATTTTCTGAGCGTGACTTGATTTTTGACTATACCAGCGAATTTGGTTTTCAAGTCGTTCTTCTATATATTGTTGAATCTCCAATGTAGTCCCCCTTTCCTTATGAATTTCAATCTAAAATGCGTAGTTCAATCAATTTTTGCTCATATCCGGTCATTCTTGATATCTGATCAACAGTAAAATCCCTGTATTCATCCAGAAACGAATCCGGCAGCAGTAGCTCCATAGCGAACTTATTCGCTTCGATTTCCTTCTTTGAATTCAATAAAAGCGTTTTATTTCTGATAAAGTAACAGTTCTCTTTCCGGTGCAGGAGAGCATGGCCAAGTTCATGAGCCATGACCAGACGTTGTTCGTGCTCCGGAAGATTTTCATTGATAAATATGTAGCGGTGATTTTTCAGGAACATGTAGCATCCTTCAAATTGCAGATTGCAGATCTGGTAGAGAATACCAAGCTGATCGGCAATATCAAAAGGATCTGCGGTTCCTGTTTTTCTTTTGTAATACGAAACGATCTTCTTGATGTCACGATTCAAGCATCTCACCTACTTCTTGTATTTCTTTGGTGTGTATTTCTCTTTGTTGATGAGCTTCAATCGCTTCAGGGCAATTTCCAGTTCATCTCTGAAGAGTTCTGCGGCATCTGGACTGAGCTCTTCTCCATTGTAACTGGCAGGGCCATCCTCACCGGCAGTGAGCTTTTCCATGATGTTGTCCAGATCTTTGGCGATGTCACGGTTGTCTTTGGGAGTAAGAGAAGAGTTATCTGAACCGTTTACTAGATAGTCTACGGTAACATTAAAGTAATCAGCAATTTTCTGAAGCCGTTCGGCTGATGTTTGACTGTTTCGAAGTTTTCCGATAGACCCACGCCCAAATCCTAGTTCTTTCTCTAAAGCTGTAACAGCAATACCCCTTTCTTTACACAACTTTTTAATAGTTTCGTATGTAGACATGATTCCTCCTTAAAAAAAGTAGAAAAAGTTCTACAAACTCTATTGACAACGTAGAAAATCAGCTATATAATGCAAACATAACGTAGAAAATCTTCTACGAAATAAAGAGGATGTAGAAAATAATTTGTAATTAATTTGTGATTATCTTGATTATAGAATATTTTCTACATTAAGTCAATATAAAAGTAGAATATTTTCATCTTAGAAGGGAGGAGTGAATTTGATTTACGATAACATCCGAACTATCTGTGAAAAGAAGAACATTTCTATTAAACAGATAGAGCGAGAACTTGGTTTTTCCAATTCAAGCATCTGTAAATGGAATGAATGTGAACCAAGTGTTTGGAAAGTACAGAAAGTAGCAGATTATCTTGGAGTAACCATGGAGTATCTGCTGTCAGATCAGAAGGAATCAGCATGAGGCCCGTAAGGCCGGATAGGAGGTGAAACGAAAGTGATATTTCAGAGCGTTCAGTTAAATAATGGAAAAATTTTGGATGGAGACAAAATAGGAGAACTTGTGGCAGAGATAGTAAACAAGTTCTCCGAAAATGATTTGTCTTGTGATGAAGCCAAGATAATTTTGAGAAGAACTGAAGCTGTTTTGGGAGAATTTAGTACTATACAAAAAATTTCCTAGAGATTTTTCTGTAGCGCTTCTTGCAGAGTGTAAGAAATAGTTTGAAGTTCTTTACCTGATGTAGCAGTTTTGGGAACAGGAATGTTTACGCCGGCTTGTAAATCTACAGTAAGCGTTTCCTGATACTTTTTGGAACCTGACTGATACTCTAAAGAAAATGTTACGGGACGAGTTATTTTTGTGTAGTCAATGTTGCATATTCGGGATTGCCCAGGAGCTAAGGAAGAACCAATAAAATCTTTCAAATAATCTCGTTCTGAGCGATATCTGTAACAGTCAGTAAAATCATAATCATAATCAAATTTACTAATAACAGCGGGGGAATTACCAAAGTTTTTTATAACCATAAATAACATAGGAGTTCCAGTGTTTATGGATTGAGGATAGATAGAAATGATTGCACGAGAACTTTCTTCAATCATTTTTGAATTCTGCCGCATAGTTACTAAAGAAATGATAATGGCAACAAAAGCGGTTAAGAACGATGCTATTATTCCTAAAATTTGAATGATATCTGATGGAGTTAATTTAGAAATAAATTCATTAAGAGACATAATTTATATCCTTCCTTCTTGAGTATTCAGGCATGCCAGTGCCTGTAAGAAAAGAATAGGAGAGAAACAGTAGAAAGTCAATATCAACAGAAACACAATCTTCATACGATAAAGTAGGAGGTGAACCAGATGGCAGTTATCAAAGAAATCAAAAACGGATCTGGAGGAATAATCCGGATCCATGACGACTACTGCAAAAACAACACTCCGGAAGACAACCAGAAGATCATAGATAACGTATCCCGGATAGTGAATGATTATTACATAAGAAAATCCGCAGGGTAGAAAGGAGAACACATGATAAGTTACCCGGAATTCAAGAAACTTCTTAAAGCAGAGTCAGAACTGCAGAAAAGAAAAAGACTAATTAAACTCCGTAAATTTCAGTATTCTCAGGAGATTCTGAAAGCAGTAATGCCGGTTTACGGAAACGATATCGATTATGCCCTTGCCGGCTTGGACGAGGCGAGAGATATCCTTGTTGGAATGAAAGCGTACTCGAAAGAGGTTGAAGACAGCATGGAGGAAGCAGATAAATGAAACGAGATGCAATTATATCCCTTTTTATAGCCCTCCCGGTAGCAAACCTTCCGTTCTGGCAGTGGAGAAGCCTGGCAGAGATGATCCTGATGGCCGGACTGTTCTGGCAGGTGGCGTTTGTGGCCGTGGTTGGGACGGGATATCAGAAAAGAAGATAAAAAATGCCAGCACATTGCACTGTGCTGGCAAAGGGGAAAACCCCAGATGTAAATGTCCAATAACATCATAGCATCTGGGTGGATAACAGTCAAGCGGCACGGGCGAAAACCCGTATTTATTTTTGGGGTATGAGTCCCCTTGCAGGCTTGATAAGGAGTATTAAAGATAGGACCAGGTGAGATATGAAATGTGCATATGTAAGGCACTTATGGGACTGTGGGGAATCACTGGAGATAGAGGAGAAACACACAGGACGGTATGGAGCCAGAGGACAGAAGAGGGAGAAGAGAAAGAAAGCTTCCCCGGAGGATATCAAAAGGCAGAACAAGTGGAAGCGAGAGCGGGACCTGAGAAGGCTGATCAAGTGGAACTTCGGAAAGTATGATTACTGGATGACGATCACGTACAGGAAAGGGGACCGGCCCGCATGGGAACAGATGAAAAAGGATGTGACGGATCTGATCAAGAAGGTAAGGAAAAGATACCGGAAGCTTGGAAAAGAACTGAAGTATATATACCGACTGCAGATCGGAAAGAGGGGAGGACCCCATGTACATATCCTTGTAAACCGGATCCAGGCAGAGAATACGGGGACAGACATGATATTTACGGAGCTGTGGACCAAGGGACATATCAACATCCGCTCTGTCAATGACACCGGAGGTTTTGCAGATCTGGCAGAGTATATCGCCAAGCCGCTGGAAGAATGGGAACCGGAAGGCGTGAAGCGATATCACCCTTCAAGAAACCTGATCCGCAAAGATCCAAAACAGAAGGTGATCAACCGCAGGAGTCTGGTGGACAAGTATGGACACATGATCTATCCCAAAGCCCCAAAGGGGTACTACATAGATCCGGAATCCGTACATATGGGGATCAATCCGGTTACAGGGTTCCCGTACCGGCATTACACATGCATAAAACTGCAGATCTGAGGTGAGAGAAATGTGGAAGGTAGACGTATATCTGGAAACGGACAGAAAAGTACAGAAGAATACAGAAAGAAGATGCGGATACGTCCTTGAGACGATTTGCGCCGGCGCAACCAGGACAGTGGAAGGATTCAGCTGTATTTCCGGAACTTACCACAGCGCAAACCTTCAGAACCTTGTGGCTGCATTATCCAGGATCACGAAAACAAGCAGGATCTGCGTGCATACGGAAGATGCCTACGTAGCGGCCCACATTGCAAAGATTTCGGAGATGGCAGAAACGGGATGGAAGGATTCCAAAGGAAATCATATCCGAAACGCGGATCTTTGGATAAAAATCTGGGAATTGATGGAAAAACACCATCTGGAAATGACAGCAAAGACTGATAAACACAGTTACTCCGGCTGGCTCCGGGAACAGATGGCAGCGGGGAGATGTGGGAAAGACAGGGAGAAATGAGACAAAGTAAATGTGATGAAATAGATGAACGTCTTGAGGCCTTGGAAACTTATGTCTGTGATAACTTGTGCTGCCACAGACAGGAGGATCTGTCACAGGAAGAACTGGACTGGTTCTGTTATCACTGTAAATTACAGCACTTGACAGATAAAGTCCGGGAAGAATGCATGAAGTGAATGAAAGGAGAAGATGTAAATGTTCGAAAAATTTGGAGAGATGAGTAGCTGCAGGGAGATCAATGAGCTTGCAGAGAACTTGCTGAACGAGGGAGATTTTCAGAGCCTGAAAGTGATGGCAGAAGAGAACGGCATCCCGGAAGATTACGTTGAGATGTACGAGTCTGGTGATATCCCGTATCTTTGCGACGCGGTGACTGCCGCAATGGGGAAACTGGATGTGGAGTGTGGATCCCTGAAGCTGGCCGGTCTGATGAACGACTGGGTGGAATATATCCGTGGGCTCTGTATGGAAGATGAGATGGTCGCACACCAGGTCCGGAAGAAAGGAAAGAGCCTGAAACAGTGTATCGCTGAGCTTTTGAAGTATGCTTTTAAAAACCAGGTACCTGTGGACAGGGAGATCGTAAAAGCAGCAGGAGTCACTGCCGGAAAAGTGACCTTCGGAGATCCGGACATGGGTACCGCAAAGAAACTGATCCGGGATTATTATCTGGGAGGCAATCGGAAATGAAGAAAAAGGAGATAGAAAAGATCCCTTTCCGGGGCGGCGTCAGGGCAGACAAACAGTATCGTAACACAGCAATTGTATTTTTGCAGGATATCCGTGGAGAGAGCCATCTGTTTGTTGAAGTTTACGAAAACAAAAAACGGGAGCTACAGACCCCGTGGATCCGGATGGTGTTCACACAGAAAGACTGGGGATTATATTATCCGGATGCAAATTGCTGGTCGGCAGCAGGACTGGACGATGAAAAGAAAAAGATCGGCAGCAACTGCAAAAAAAGAGACAACAAGTGTTATATGGCTAGGTCCCAGGGAGATATGGTGTGGAAGTTTACTGGAGATACGTGGAGATAGAAAAGATATACAGACTGGATATTTTCCTGGATGAAAAAGAGATCATGACAGGCGCAGGCGAAAAGATGATCATAACTGAGATCGCAAGGACTTACCTGGAAAAAGGAAAAAGGCCACAGACAGATTATCATAAATTTAGTTCTTACTCCGGAGAATTCTGGGATGACTGCAATTTGTACGGAATGAACAACATTTCGATCAAAGCAGCAAAGATATATCCGGAAAGCTATAAAGAACTCCGGATCACATTCCTGAGATATTCGGCAGCAGAGATGTATGGAAAACATAAGAGCATGTACAACCTGAAAGAATACCTCGAAAGATATATCCAATGGCCGCAGATAGAGATGTTCGCGAAAATGGGATTATATCATATAGCGGAATCCATAGTAGCGGGCTACTGCGGGATCATAGCAGACAAGGATGCCATAAAGCCGGAATATTTTCTTGGAATCTATAAAAGAAGGCTCAGGGACCTGAAGACCTTGCAGGGAAACCTTGACTATCTGAAAGTGTGGCAGATGGAGAAGCGAATGGGACTCCACGTGACAGTACAGGAAAGCATATTCCTTGCGGAAAGCCAGGTACGGCAGAGCGATCTGGAAGAAATATTGAAATATACCACAGTGCAAAAATTCATGCACAGGATAGAGCAGTATTCCGGGTGTGAGATCCCGGATACTATGCAGGAACCCATGTGCGGAAGGATGGCAGGTGCTGTAAGCGGCGTAACTCGCACTTATGTGGATTATCTGCATATGCGGATACAGAGAGGGTATGATCTGCATAACCAGATCTTCCTTTTTCCGAGGGACCTGAGGCTTGCCCACGACCAGATGGTCGTTGAGACAAATGCGGAAGAGATACGCAAGAGAGAACAGACAGTAAGCGAGAAGTATCCGGACATCCGAAAGAACTACAGGAGCCTGAGAAACCAGTATTTTTACGAAGACGAGGATTATCTGATCCGGCCGGCAAGATCAGCAGAAGAGATCGTTGCAGAAGGAAGGATCCTCCATCACTGCGTCGGTGGGGACAACTATCTGAATAAGCATAACACCGGCCGGAGCACGATCCTTTTCCTGCGTTCGCAGTTAGCGCCGGAAACACCATATATCACAATAGAGATCTGTGGGACAAAGATCCTGCAGTGGTATGGGATCCGGGATACAAAGCCGGATGAAATCAGGATAGAAAGGCATCTGAGAAGATACATAAAAGCATTAAAGGAAAAAGAGTAGATAACGTCAGTGACCGCATAAGGAGGAAAGCATGGAATATGTACAGCTGAGCATGGATGAATACATCAAAAGTAAAAACGACATCAAAAATAATCTTGGAGGTATCGTAAAAAGTTTCGTCCGGATCGGATGGCAGCTGACCAGGATCGACCGGTCAGGCGCTTATAAAAATGACGGATACAGCAGCATAGCCGAATTTGCGGCAGCAGAATATGGGATGAACAGGACCGGTGTTAGCCGTTTTATGACCGTATATGGAACATATTCTGCAGACGGGGATACACCGGAGCTGAAAGAACAGTACCGGGAATTTAAGTTCTCGCAGCTGACCGAACTCCTGCAGGTCCAGGAAGCAGACCGGCAGATGTTCACGCCGGAAGTAAAAAGGGAGGATATCAGAGAATTCCAAAGATTCGAAAAAGAAAATGAAGCAGATCCGGCCCGGCTGCTTGACTGGAAGGATGCCAAAAGTCCGGAAGAAAAGCTGAAAGCAACGATACAGGAGTTTTGCAGGGAGAATAAAGACATCCTCAACGCAGTGTACAGTTCGATCACGGAACCAAAAGACCTGGCGGAGATGATCAGCCCGTCCGGCAGCAGGAGTTACCGGAAAGGCACTGTGTATCTGATGTTTTATGAAGAATCAAAAGGGATCATGGTCAAAGTGTTCGGAGAGACGCCGGTGGATATCACGTATCGATACTTCCTGGATGTGGTGCACAGCCTGTTCGACGAGTACGATGCAGGGGTCCATACCTGGGAGAAATGCTTCGGGGTACTGCCAGGCGAGGGAACAACAGCCCAGAAACAGGAAGAACCTGTGGAACCGAAGATGCCAGAGTATAGCGGTGAAATCACCGGAAAGGTACAGGAGGATATTTCAGCCGAGAAGGTGATTGAAAAACAAGAGATTGCGCCGGCGCAACAGGAAGAACAGATCCCCGGACAGGACAGTATCGATCAGCATCCGGAATATATGCCGGAACCGGTGCAAGGACCAGATATCTCGAAGAAGAAACAAGAAGATTCTGTACCGGAAAACAATGAAACTATTCCGGAAGCTATTCCGGAAAAAGCAATAACCCGGAAAGAATATCTTGAAACGCTCACATTATACGGATGGGCGGATTACGTTGCAGCAGCAATGCGGACCTTTGGAAGCATACCATTCTCCAGGTTACGAGAGATTAGCTTCTGGGAAGAATGGCTGTGTGGAAAAGTGGACAAAAAAGGACGTCCATGGATTGAGTAAAGGGTGTTTTTGAAAATCCAAATATATCACAAATACATAAGGGGAGGCCCTGACCTCCCCGGAAAGGGGCAGAAATGTTATTCCCAAAGACAAAACCAAAGAAAAAGAGAATGCGCCATCCGGCCAGCATCCTGCACGATAAAAACAGCAGGACCTGTTATCTCTGCGTGATGCTACATGACAACTGGAATGAACACAGGATCCTGGATGAGCATCACGTATTCGGAGGACCAAACCGGAAGAACTCAGAAGAATATGGCCTGAAAGTATACCTGTGCCATGCTCATCACATCTATGGTCCAGAAGCCGTGCACAACAATGCCCGGATTCGCCATGAGTTACAGCGGACAGCACAGAGAGAGTATGAAAAGCGGCACAGTCACAAGGAGTTCATGGAGATATTCGGCCGGAACTATTTGGATCCGGTAGAGATAGGGGAAATTAATGAAAAGAAGAGTAAACCTGTACAAAGTAATGGACCAGAACGGGAAAGCAGTCTTTGAGGACTTATTAACAGCCAAACAGGTGACAGAGAAGCTTGGGATTGCAAGAGATAATGTCTGCCAGGCAGCAGCAAACTTTGCACTTGTAGACAAGAAGTATCGGATCATTCCGGAGGATATCAAGTTGAGCAGGAATCTGGATATCACATTGCTCCTGGAATGGGACAGGGTACGAAAAAAGATTTTGCAGACAGCAGGAGGAGAAAATAATGGAAAAAACATGTAAAACCTGTATCAACAACGATGATGGCCTTTGCGACCGCAGAGGGATTCTTGTAGAAGACGAAGATTCCTGTAGACATCACCGGGCAGCAGGGAAAAAAGGTCAAAATAAAAAACATGAGAAGAAACTGGACATCACACCTGAACTGGCTATAGCAGCCCATAACACGCTGATCCAGTTTTGCAGAAGCCGTACCTGCAATAGATGCGTTTTATATCAAAATTGCCCATACGTAGAGGATAAAATTCCGGGAGAGTGGGAGGAGATAAAAATATGAGATTCTGGTTAATAACAAGGTTTATCCTGTATGGTATGCTGGGACATTTTGTAGCAACAGGAAACATAACACAGACGATAGCAATGAGCACATTAATTATTGCAACATATCTGGAAGAAAGAAGGGATTGAATGAGTTATAAGAACAGCGAAGGTTATCCAGATCCGACAGCCGGCAAAGCAGTCCAGGCAGCAGGCAGGATGCCGACACATATTTATAATGCTTTTTGTGTCCTGAATAATACGGCAGGCCTGTTGGGACTGGAGATTACGGGGATACGGGATCGAAAGACGGGAAAAGAATGGAAAAAGTTCTGAAAAGGAAGGAAGGAGGCCGGGAGCACTTACACTCCCGGCTAAAAGTATGAAAAAGAAAAAGTTGTTTAGCAATGTGCATTACTTACTTGCTGTTTACAGGTAATAATATAGCGGGAAAATGTGACAGATTTGTGATGCAGGTTTGAAGAGTTTGTGAAAGGGGAGGATGCCAGTGGGCGAGATTAAGATCACCAGGAAGCTCTTGGATAATTACAGAAAATTAAAGAGGGAAATACCGGTCCTTGGTTTGGAACTGGATGAAATGATGAATGGGGAGGCCGGTCTTGGAAACAGTACGATATTTAATTACAGTACAGGTTTTGCACGGCCTCAGAGCGTAGTTGGGTTTGATCAGGAGCGATATGACAGAAGAAAGAGAACCTATGAACATAAAAATGAGCAGGTGGCAGCAGTAGATGACTGGATTCAGAACATTGAAGATGGCCAGACCAGATATGTGTTCAAAGCGTTTTACCAGCAGGGATTGACCTGGGAGAAGATAGCAGAAAAGACAGGATATTCACAAAGTCCGGATTATCCGAGACTTTATATCAGGGATACATATTTGAAAAAATGTGAGATCAAGTAAAAATATCGTTTATATCGGAAATATCGTTATACAATACAATAGAAGCCAAAGGCGCAGAGACGACGAGGCTCCTTCTTGCAACAAGCTGCCAGGGCCAGCCTACACCCTGGCAGCAGTTTCGGAATATAGTTCAGTGGTAGAACAGCTGACTCATAGATCAGCATAGCGGTGGTTCGAATCCATCTGTTCCGATTTCTCCATTAAGGAGAAAATCCTAACCCCATATATTTTGTGAAACGTCCTGTAGAAATATAGGGCGTTTTAGAGTATAATAAAATATATAGTAGGAGGATGGCATGGACATTTTAAGTTTGGTTAATAAATTTATTCAGTGGTGTGATGGAAATGTGGGTTTTTTAAATGTAATATTGTCATTGTGCACTTTGATATTAACAATTACGATTGCAAAATTACCATATAAAAAGAAAATCGTTGGATCACTGGAAATAATATCAGAAAAAACGCAATATGAACCATTTTTTAAATGTTTTATAAAAGTTTACTTAACTAATGTAGGACGAGTACCAATTTATATAAAGCGAGTCGAAATAATAGATTGGAAGGGAAAAAATCTTGGGGCATGTCTTATGAATTTGAAATATAATCAATGTATGGAACTTTGCGCTGGCAAAAATTATTCGTGCGAAGGCATGTTTGTTGATACAGTGTTTATAAGGCATGCTATTGATTTGAATGGATATGTAAAAATAAAGGTAACAGATATAAGTGGAAAGAAGTATTATATTTCAAGGACTTTTCCAGTGGGTTAGTGATGGAAAATTTGAAAAGTTAAGAAAATAAATGCAATAAAAAATGACTCCCCGGACAAACAAACCAGACTGGAGCCATAGTTAGCCAACCTTTATTTGATTTATTATACAAGATTGTGATATAGTTTCAAGAAAATAATATAAAAATATATAAAAGGCACCCTTCGGGGTGCTTTTCTATACTATTCCGGCATGGTTAAATACTTTTGCTGAAAAAAGGAAAATAAACTTTTCTCAAGTATTGCAGGAAGCAATTCTCACAAAAGTGCAAAAATGTAATTGAGAGGTGATGAAGAGAGGCAGTCTTTAATATTAAAACGTTTATGAAGAAAAGAGTTCTATAGACAGGAGCTCTTTTCTTTTTTTGCGGACATTTAGCTCAGCAGGTCAGAGCAACCGGCTCATAACCGGTCGGTCCTGGGTTCGAGTCCCAGAATGTCCATTCAATAACGCGGGATGAAGTAATGGAAACTTGCAGATCTCCTAAGTCTGAAATGGTGGTTCAACTCCATCCGTTCCGATCAGGTGTAGCCCACACCTGCATGATAAAACTCCGATCATATCACAAGAAGGCATCTGGCAGCAGTCAGGTGTCTTTTTGTGTGCAAAGAAAGAAGGTGAGTCCAAATGACTGAAAAACAGAAGATATTTGCAGATGAATACCTGATAGATCTGAATGCCACGAGGGCTTACCGGGTAGCGTATCCGTCTGTGAAGAAGGATGAAACAGCAGCGGCGGCAGCAGCCAGAATGTTAAGAAATGTTAAGGTTGCGGCATATATTCAAGAGCGGATGCAGGAACGCCAGAAACGTACAGAGATCACTCAGGATAGGGTCCTGCAGGAACTGGCGGCGATCGCATTTGCAAAAGCTACGGATTACGCAGAGATAAAAAACGAACGTGTCAGGATCAAAGATACAGAAGAACTGGACGAGCAGCAGGCCAGAGCCATAGCCGGAATTGAAGAAGGCAAGTTTGGGATTAAGGTAAAACTGAATGACAAAGAAAAAGCCCTGGAGCTTCTGGGACGTCATCTTGGCATGTTTAAGGATAAACTGGAAGTATCCGGCCTGGAAGATGAGAAGAAGAAACTGGGAGACATCCTGGAACAGCTTCGGGGAGGTGATTAACCTTCATGAGTTTACAGAGATTAGTCTTGTCAGACAAATACAAAGCATTTTTACGTTGTGACGCACCTGTAGAGTTTCTTGAAGGAACCTGACCACGGCAGCAGGAAAAACAACGGTCGGACTTTTTAAATTCATGTGCAGAGTTGCGGAATCACCGAAGAAATTACATATCCTTGCGGCTGATGATACCGGAACAGCGGAAAAGAACATCATAAACAAGGATCTGGGAATACTGGATGATTTCGGTGTACTGGTAGAGTATAACGGATCCGGGACAAAAGACGACAAGATCCCGCATTTACTGTTTCACTCTCCGGGAGGGGATAAAGTTGTATACGTCCTGGGTTACGGAAACAAAAAGAAATGGAAAAAGGCCCTTGGTGGTCAGTATGGATGTTTGTACATTGACGAGATTAACACAGCAGATATAGATTTTGTCCGTGAAGCTTCCATGCGTTGTGATTACCTCATGGCGACACTTAATCCAGATGATCCGACACTGGACATATACAAAGAGTACATCAACTGCAGCAGGCCCCTACCGGAATGGGAACAGGATACACCGCAGGAAATTAAAGATGAGCTGAAAGAAGAACAAAAACCCGGCTGGGTGCATTGGTTCTTTTCTTTTGATGATAATGCAGGTCTTCCGGAAGAAAAAAAACAGAAGATCATACAGAACACACCGAAAGGCACAAAGATCTGGAAGAACAAGATCCAGGGTCTGAGAGGAAAAGCAACCGGCCTGGTATTCCCGAATTTCAGCAGAAAGCAACATGTCGTATCAGAAAAATGGGTGAGAGCCCAGATGGCAGCGGGAAAGCTGAAATTCAAAAAGTTCACCTGTGGCCTGGATACGTCTTATTCCTCGAAGTCTCCGGATACGATTGCAATGATATTCCAGGGAATCACGGAAGACAGAAAGTTGATCACACTTGCTGAAAAAGTATACAGCAATAAAGACCTTGATCAGCCTCTTGCTCCGTCAGATACGGCTGTGAAATTCATAGATTTCCTTGAGAAATGCCGGAAAGACTGGGGCTTTGCCAAGGATACGTTTGTTGACTGTGCAGATGCGGCGACGATCACGGAACTTCAAAAGTATAAGCGGCTTCATGGATGCTTCTATAATTTCATAGAATCCTACAAGAAAGTGGAGATCCTGGACAGGATCAAGCTCCAGCTGGGCTGGATTCAGCAGGATTGTTATCTGGTTCTTGATACCTGTACAAATCATATAGCCGAAATGGAGAAATACTCCTGGGATGAGGAGAAAGATATTCCGGAAGATCGTAACGATCATACGATCAACTCCCAGCAGTACGGCTGGATCCCGTACCGCAACATGATTGGCTTTGAAACGGAGGAACAGAAAAGGTGAAATGGATGGAAAAACTGAATGAGAACATAAAAAAGACTGTCCGGAGCTGGCTGAATGTTACTCCGGCAAACCCGTATAACTTTCAGATCAATGAGATGCTGGACTTCGAAGGCCATGCGATCCGCAACCGGATCTGGTACAGAGGAGACAGCAACGAACTGGAACAGTTCTATCAGCAGAACAGAGAGAATGCAGACCGGTACAAATTCTGGGCCAGCGCATGTACACCTGGAATGGAAATGAGAAAGATTCATACTGGCCTTCCGGGGCTGATCGTGCGGACACTTGCTTCCGTAGTCCTGCCAGATATGGATGAATTTGAGTTTGGAACACCATCACAGGAACAGATCTGGAATGAGATCGGAAAAGACAATAATTTCCGGAAAAAGATGGAAAGTGCACTGAAAGAAGCACTGTACATCGGTGATGGCGCTTTCAAGGTAGCCGTTGATACAACTATCAGTGATTATCCAATCCTGGAATGGTATCCGGGAGACAGAGTAGAGTTTGTGTATCAGAGAGATCGGATTCGGGAGATTGTATTTAAAACGCCATACTGTGAAAAAGGAAGAACGTATGTTTTGAACGAGAGGTATGGCTTTGGATATATCATCAATGAGCTATATCTGAACAACAAAATGATGGATATTAAAACCATCAAGGCGACAGAGAACCTTACAGATATAACCTTTGATGATTCTGTGATTTTTGCAGTACCGTTTATGATATATGAATCAGCCAAGTACGAAGGTCGGGGCGGGAGTATTTTTGATGGAAAACTAGATAATTTTGACGCTTACGATGAAATATGGAGTCAGTGGATGGACGCTCTAAGAGCGGGAAGAGCAAAAACCTATATTCCAGAATGCTTAATTCCGCATAACCCGGAAAACGGAATGCTTATCAAGCCGAACCCTTTTGACAACAGGTATTTTGCAGCAGATGGAGACATGAGAGAAGGACAGAAAAATCAGATATCTACAGACCAGCCAACAATTCCTCATGAAAGTTATCTTTCATCTTATGTGTCTGCGTTAGATTTGTGTTTACAGGGAGTAATCAGCCCATCCACACTGGGAATCGATACGAAGAAGCTGGATAATGCGGAAGCACAGCGAGAGAAAGAAAAGACAACGCTTTATACCAGAAACGCCATTGTGGAAGCAATACAGGAAACACTTCCGGAAGTTGTTACAATGTGTATCAATGCTAATAACATCCTGCTGCATGGTGGAGCAAAAGAAGAAGTGGAAGTCAACATCCCGTTTGGAGAATATGCAAATCCAAGCTTCGAGAGCCAGGTTGAGACTGTAGCCAAGGCGAAACAGGGCGGCATCATGAGTATCGAACGTTGTGTTGAAGAGCTGTATGGTGACAGTCTGGATGAACATTGCAAGGAAGAAGAAATAACCCGACTGAAAGCAGAACAGGGTATACAGGATATGGAAGAACCGGCTGTGAACATGGCTGCCGGTGATTTCCGTGTGGATGTGACAGGAGGAGAACCAGATGAAAGTAAAAGTGGGCCCCAGAATGTACCAGATGAGCAAAAGGAGATACCGGGAGCTGCTGGAAGTAGCCAGGCAGCAGGTTCTTCCGATGGGGGTGTACGCAATCGAGAAAAATGATTATGCAGAGCTCCGGAATGACCATTGCGCCAGCGCAACAAAACTGAAAGCTACAGTAAGAGAATTCCGACAGCAGGGATTCAAGGTCAACTATAACAGCAGGTAAGCGATATGGCGAAGATCAATGATGTATATGATATTGGAGCCGCGTTCGAAGCTATTGAGAATGAGCTGATAGCATCCATGATCCGGAACATGAAACGCCATAAAGCAGAAGAATCCGATGAAAAGATGCAGTGGTCCATGTGGCAGACAGAAATGTTGAAATCCTTGGAAAAATACAAGCATGACAACAAAAAGAAGTACGGCAAGCAGTTTAAAGATATCAATGCAAAGATCAGTGGCCTGATAGCCGCCGCAAACATAGAAGGCCAGATGGAGCAGGAGAAGAAGATCTTGCAAGCAATCCGGAAAGGCTTTCCTGCAAAACGTGCTACAAAAGGTGGCACGGCAGAGTTTTTTAAACTGAATGACCGGAAATTGGAAGCACTGATCAAAGCCACCACAGACGATATGGAGAAAGCAGAAACAGCAGTCCTCCGTATGGCAAACGACCAGTACCGGAAAGTCATCTACAACGCTCAGGTGTATGCGAACACAGGTGCTGCAACATATGAGACAGCTGTTGACATGGCAACAAAAGATTTCTTGAAGGCTGGTCTTAACTGTATCCAGTACGCAAACGGGGCAAGGCATACCATTGCGGATTATGCAGATATGGCAATCCGAACAGCCTGCAAAAGAGCATATTTGCAGGGGGAGGGCGTAAAACGCCAAGAGTGGGGAGTGCATACCGTGATCATCAATAAACGTGGCAGCGGATGTCCCTGTCCCCTGTGCGTCCCGTTTGTAGGGAAAGTCATGGTTGATGATGTTTGGAGCGGCGGAACCAGGAAAGAAGCCTCAGAGACCGGATATAAACTGCTGTCAGAAGCTATAGCTGCTGGTCTGTACCATCCACGATGCAGGGACAGCCACACAACTTATTTTCCCGGGATATCCACCCCACCGGATGGGAAGTTCACAAAGAAAGAGCTCAAAAGGATAGAAAAGAAGAATAAGCAGGAAAGCCGGCAACAATATGCGGAACGGCAGGTAAAACAGTATGTAAGACTTGCAGATTTTTCTTTAGATCCGGATAATCAGGAGAAATATAGCCAAAAAGCAAATGAGTGGAAAAACGTTGCAAATGGAACGGATACTGATATAATGATATCAGGAGCCAGAATTACGGATATATTCAGCAAAGAGGCAGATGAATTTGCTGAAATGTATTACAAGGAGATCCGGAGCTTTTCTACAGATTCGAAGAAAATAGCGGATAATCTTGGAAAAGACGAAGCAGACATAAGAAAAATAAAAGCTTATCTGTTTGAGGATGATTCCCTACTGGACACAGAAACAGGAAGATACAGACGTTTTGATCCGGATTGTGCAATTGCTCAGAGCTGGCAGCGACTTATGACAGGAAAAGACATTAAGCAGCATGACAGAACACTGATAGAGCACGAACTTCTTGAAATGAAGATAAAAAGGGAAAATCCGGATATGGAACACTGGAAAGCACACCAGATAGCTTCGGAAAAATATGATTATCCAAAGGAGGCGATGGAGTATTATGGTAATCTTAAAAAATATAAAAAAGACAAGTGATACAATATCAGCCGACTATTATCCGGAAGGTAGGAAACCGAAAGGATACATGGAAATAAATCTAAAAAATGGAGTTGTAATCGGACATGATAATGCCAGCTCATTTGCAGCCCCACATGTCAGACGAGAATTGAAACGTTTGGCAGAAAGAGATAATCCACCAACAGAAAAAACAGTATTATGGTATTGAGACCACCAGTCAGAAATGGCCGGTGGTCTTTTTATACCCATTTTTAAGAAAGAGAGGACCAGAAATGAAGTTTGAAAAAGCATTAAAGGCAATGAAAGCAGGAAGTAAAGTAAAATTACCGTCCTGGGGAGGATATTGGTATTGGAGCCCAGAGAAAGAAACAATCATCATGCACACAAAAGATGGACAGGAACTGGATATCCGGGAAACCCAGAGCGTTGTATATACGCTTCAGAATATTCTTTCTGATGAGTGGATCATTGCAGATGAAGTAAACTGTCCGCAGCTTGACGGAGAAGCAACATTTTCTTTTGGAGAAGCTGTTAAGTACCTGAAAAGAGGGTTTAAAGTAGCTCGAAAAGGTTGGAATGGTAAGAATCAGTACATTCAGCTTGCAACCGGGATTTCTTATAAGGCAGCAGATGGTGAAGTTGTAAACTGTGAGCATGATGCTATCGGTAACATGGCGGTAGCTTTTGTTGGAACTTCCGGTGTGCAGATGGGATGGCTTGCATCTCAGGCAGATATGCTTGCGGAAGACTGGATTTTTGCGGAGGAGTAGAGAATGAAAAACGAAGAATTTTTAAGGCTTTGTAAGGCGAAAGTAGCTGAATATACAAACTCCCATATGGATAAGACAGATGGAAAACAGATCGCAGTGCAGGATGTGTACGTGGTATGGAGTTGTAAGACATTACAGAACAGTAAAGCACTTCTGAGTACGACTGTGCCGGATGGAATGTATTATGAGCTGACATATAACGGAGATAAGCACGAGTTATACCTTGATGCTTATAAGAAGTTTCAGAACATGTGCTTTAAACTGTAATTGCGCCGGCACAACGGAGGGGAGGTGAGGGACATGAAGATCAGAGTTATCCACGATTTCTACGATAAAGAGAATGATCTGGAACTCCGAAAAGTCGGAGAAGAATACGAGGTAAAAGAGGAAAGAGGCAGATACTTGGTAGATTTCAGAGTAGCAAAAGAGATCACAAATCAGGAAGGCGGTGATCCGGAATCTCCCGTTGAGGCGTAGGGTGAAATGCCTTATTTTTATGCCCGAAGGCTTAAAACTACACGGAGACACCGGGTTATCAACTGTCCATGTGAGACACACGTAAAACTGTATTCGTGCAGACAGCACATAAAAAACTGTAAAGGAGCATGAAAAATGTTTAAGAGATTTCGATGCAAAGTACCAATGAACCTGCAGAAGTTTGCAGAAGGAGGATCTGGTGATGGTGGGGCAGCAGGTGCTTCAGGAGCGGATGGTGGAACATCACCGGCAGGAGCACAGCAGACACCACAGTTTGATTATGATAAGCTGGCCAGTCTGATCGCAGGAAAACAGACTGTGACAGAAGAATCTGTTCTGAAAGGTTACTTTAAACAGCAGGGACTTTCAAAAGAACAGATGGATCAGGCTATCGCATCCTTCAAACAGCAGCAGGCGGCCAACCAGCCGGATGTGGCCGGCATGCAGAACCAGCTGACAGTAGCCCAGGCAGCAGCTCAGGCGGCAAAAGTTGAAACAGCAGCTACCATGATGGCGGTATCACTGGGAATTGACGCAAAAACGATCCCATATGTCCTGAAGATGGCTGATCTCAGCCAGGTAGTAGGACAGGATGGGAAGATCAATGAAGAAACACTGAAAACAGCACTGAACACAGTACTGGAAGCTGTTCCGGCCCTGAAGCCCCAGGCAGACGGAAAGACCGGGTTCACACAGATCGGAACTGGCGGCAATCCGGCACAGCATCCGCAGCAGACAACTGCAAACCAGGCACAGGCAGCAGTGCCAACAAAGCGATGGAACCGTTTCAACAATTAAGATGTGTCCGATTCGGACACAACACTACAGAAAGAAGGTATAAGACATGGCATTAAACTATGCAGAACAGTGGAGCCCGGAGCTCCTTGAGATCCTGATGCAGGGAACACTGACGTCTCCGTTTGTGACCAGCAATGTAAGATGGCTGGACGCAAAAACATTCCATTTCACCCAGATGAGTACATCCGGTTACAAGAATCACAGCCGTGAAGGTGGATGGAACAAAGGTACATACGCCCAGACAGATGTACCGTACACATTAACCCATGACCGTGATGTGGAATTCATGGTAGATAAAGCGGACGTGGATGAGACAAACGCCACAGCATCCATCCAGAACATTTCCAGAGTGTTCGAACAGACATGGGTAGTTCCGGAAACAGATGCTCTGTTCTTCTCCAAGGTTGCCCAGGCAGCACAGAAGACAGAGGGCTATCATGGATCCACAGCAGCTTCCACATATACAAAAGCAAAAGTATTTGGAATGCTGAAAGATATCCTTGCGAAAGGTAAACTCAGAAGATACAAAGCAAACGGATCCCTGATCATGTATGTGACCAGCCAGATCATGGATGCCCTGGAGCAGTCCACAGAGTTCACCCGTAAGATCGAGATGACCCAGATCGCAGAAGGCGGCATGGGGATTGAAACAAGAGTAACAGAGATCGACGGCGTACCGATCATGGAGGTTATTGATGATGAACGCTTCTATGATGCATTCGACTGGGAACCGGAAGGCGGTGGATTTGCTCCACTGAAGAAGGTAGAAGCTGCAAGCGGTGTGGAAGCAGTAACAGGCGCACATAAGATTAATGTTCTTGTAGCCTGCGGACAGACATGTAAGACCGTTCCAAAGATCAACAGCATTTACTACTTTGAACCAGGCGGACATACAAAAGGAGATGGATATCTGTACCAGAACAGATCTTTTTCTGATGTTTTCGTGTTCCCGAATGGTCGAGATGGAAAAATTGACAGTATTTATGTTGATGTAGATACTACAGAGGTGGAATAAGAATATGTACAAACCGTATGCGTCAGAAAGCTACTACGAAGGCCGGTATGAAGGAACATTAATTCCGGAGGACGACCAGAGGAAGGCACTGATACAGGCGAGCAGGCACGTAGATGTCCTGACCTTCAACCGCATTGTAGGCCGGGGCTTTTCCAGTCTTACGGAGTATCAGCAGGAGATCATCCGGGAAGTGGTATGCCAGCAGGCGGACTTTGAAACGGAAAACGCAGATATGATCGCGAGCGTCCTGTCATCGTACAGTATCAATGGCGTATCTATGCAGTTTGGTAGTGCCTGGAATGTCTTTACAGATAAGGGCGTGGCCATGCGACGAGATACATACGCTCTGCTGTGCCAGACAGGTCTGTGTTGCCGGTTAGCGAGGTGATCTTATGAGATATCCGTGCTTAGTGCCAAGACAGCTGTGCAAGACAGACATCACAGTCAGCATAGCCAGGGAAGGCGTGAGTAAATATGGTGAACCACTGGAACCGGTGACATATACCGGAAAGTGCAATTATCAGGATAAAGCAAAAACGATATTCACGGAGGAAAAGAAACTGGTCCAGATCACAGGTTCCGCACTTTTCCCTGGGGACATCTGCCCTGAGCTTCCGACAATATCCGGTGGGACAGCGATCATATTTGGAGTACAGCGCCGGATTCAGGAAGCCAGGAAGAACCGGAATCCGGATGGAACTGTGAACTATACAGAGGTGATGCTACTGTGATAAAGGTCAATTCAACGATAAAGATGAACTTTCCGAAAATCCGGCAGCTTACCGATGCACAGGCACAGGCTCTCGAGATGACTGCGGAGGCATTACATACAGAGGTAGTGCAAGCACAGGTGTTTCCACGTGATACAGGAAATCTGCAGAACGAAAGTACATTTGTCGACACATCGCAGTCCGGACAGGGAAAAGTCAGCATCGTGTCAACTACACCATATGCCCGCCGCTTGTATTTCCATCCGGAATATCACTTCCAGACAAAGGAGAATCCACATGCGAAGGGCAAATGGTACGAAGACTGGATTCCACCAAATGGGCCTGCATCAGACTTTGCTCCGGAAGCATTTAAGAAATTTTATAAGAGGTTGACAGGCGTATGATCACACTGGGAAGCATTAGAGAATATCTTTCTTCTCTGGATATCACCGAAGATGAACATGTGTACATGGGAATCCTGGATGCAAAACAGGAAAAGTCCCTGGGAGTGTACAACAGCAAGCATCAGTACAGCTCACACAAAGCCATTGGCGGACCGGATTTGGAAGGCTATGGCGAGAAATATGTCACAATTTTAGTTCACTGGAATAAATCTCCACGTGATACTGAAAAGGTCGCTGTGGGATTATATGAGACGCTCAGAAGAGCAAGAGATATTCAGACAGAAGACGGAACAATAAAATTTTTTCAGCTGCTTTATGATTCGCAGGATATTGGTACTGATGATTCAGGTATCTACGAGTGGGTGATTGAAGCAGCTGTTATTTTTGAAAAAAAGAGAGAAGGCGAATGATTATGAAAATGAATCTGCAGAAGTTTGCAGGTGGCGGGAAAACAAACGTATTTCCCGTATTGGACAATGAGTTTAAAGCTGGAGCAGCAAAAGATTCTGCAACAGTGATTGCAGACATGGAAACATTTAATGTTGAATTCAGTAACGGCATTGAAACATGGACACCGATGGACACAGAGGGATGGCAGAGAGGCTTAATGACTTCAAAAGGGATTAAGATCACTCTTTCCGGAAAGAGAAACATCGGGGATACCGGCAATGATTTTGTTGCTGGAAAAGTTTATAAAAATGGCCATGACGCAGAAGGTTATTTCGAATGGAAACATCCGGATGGAACTACAATTTCCTGGACAAATGCGATTTTTGATGTAAAGAACATCGGTGGAGGAGATTCCACAAACGTAGGCGCATTGGAAGTTGAAATTAACGGCAACGGTAAACCTACGATCACACCTGCAGCATAAACCATGCTTTTTTTGCGTGGAGAAAAAGGAGAAAAATATGGCAAAAGTAGTAAATATCACAGATAAACTGGAGTTTGATGTAGATCCGACACTTGTGATCGGAAATCTGAAAGTAAGAGTAAAGTCCGATGCAGAAACAATGCTGAAATTGATGGGAACGCTCAGTAAGGGCGAGGACCTGAACACGATCAATGAAGCTTTAAGCCTACTTTTCAGCGAAAAGGATCTGACGGCAATCTGTAAATACAAAAAAGACGGAAAGAAGCTGTCTGCAAAATCCCTGATGCTGATCGTAAACACAGCCATTGAGCTTGTGACGGGAGAAGACGGGGGAGAACAGTGACCCGTGCTATGACTTGCTTGACGACTTCGATCTGATCGTAAGCAGCTTTCAGTCACAGTACGGGCTTAGGTTATCCCGTGAACTGCCGGCAGGAATGAAGTGGGCTGAGTTTGCCAGCCTACTTTCCGGTCTGGGACCGGATACGGCCTTGGGACGGATCGTAGCCGTCAGGATGGAGGAAGATAAGGATATCCTTAAAAACTTTACTCTGGACCAGCACCGGATCCGGAATGAATGGAGATGTCGGCGGGCAAAACAGATCGCAGCTACAGCAGACAAAACACAGGTAAAAGCTCAGATTGATGCTATCAAAATGGGATTTCTGAGTATGGAAGGCCTGGGACCACGATAGAGGTGATCAGAAATTGAAAAAAAGAAAATAAAGTGTCCTTACTGCGGACATGAACAAAAAGTGCAGTATACCCCGGATGCGAAATGCCGGGGTGTTTTCTTGAAGTGCCAGGCAAGGCATTGCAAGAAAGTGTTTGAAATTATTTTAGGCAAGTAGTGCCATTGTGCCGATGCCTTAAAAAGGCAGGTGGTACAATGGCAACAAGTATCGGCCAGATCGGCCTTGATCTGGTTGTTAATGAAGGTTCGTTCCGGACACAGATGTCTGGAATACAGAATCTTGCGAAAAAAGCCGGCGCAGCCCTGGCAGGGGCGTTTGCTGTAAAGAAGCTGGTAGATTTCGGAAAATCCTGTCTGGATCTCGGAAGTGATCTGACAGAGGTACAGAACGTTGTTGACGTTACTTTTCCGAATATGTCGGCTCAGGTTGACAAGTTCGCCCAGTCTGCGCTGAAGGCGTCAGGTCTCAGCGAGACCATGGCAAAACAGTACACCGGTACGTTTGGAGCCATGGCGAAGGCATTCGGCTTTAATGAACAGCAGGCCTACGACATGGGCACTGCTCTCACGTCCCTGACTGCGGATGTAGCGTCTTTCTACAATCTCAGCCAGGATGAAGCTTACACAAAGCTCAAATCTGTATTTACAGGCGAGACGGAATCACTCAAGGATCTGGGCGTCGTCATGACCCAGACAGCTTTGGACAGCTACGCCCTTGCGAATGGGTACGGCAAGACCACAGCGCAGATGACAGAGGCTGAGAAGGTCTCTTTAAGGTACGCATTCGTCCAGCAGCAGTTGTCTGCGGCATCTGGTGATTTTGCCAGAACGTCCGGATCATGGGCGAACCAGGTCAGAGTATTAAGCCTACAGATCGATTCCTTAAAAGCTTCGATCGGCCAGGGCCTGATCAATCTGTTCACACCGATCATACAGGCAGTGAACACCCTCCTGGGAAAATTGGTTACTCTTGCGAATGCATTTAAAGCTTTCACAGAGCTGATCACCGGAAATAAAAACTCTGGATCTTCCGGAGGAGGCCAGATTGCGGCGGCTGGTACAGCGGCAACAGATGCCAGCACAGGGCTGCAGAATGCAACGGATGCGGCAAATGATACAACATCTGCGGTGAAGAAGACCGGAAATGCAGCACAAAAGGCTGCAAAGCAGATGCGTTCCCTGATGGGATTCGACAAGATCACAAAGCTCTCTGAACCGTCGGATACCTCCTCGTCTGGAGATACAGGAAACTCCAGAAGTACTCCGAAAAACTCCGGAACATCTGCTGGAAGTCTGGGAAGTCCTGTAGACTTCGGATCCTTGGCAACCGGCGAGGATGCGGTATCCAAGTTGGATAAGAAATGGCAGCAGGCTTTCGAGAATATGAAGAAGGCCATCGAACCGACAACAAAAGCCCTCAAAAATCTTTGGGATAATGGACTTGCCCGGCTCGGCAAATTCGGCTGGACAGCATTAAAAGACTTCTGGCAGCACTTTCTTGTGCCTGTCGGAAAGTGGACTATGGGAGTTGGCCTTCCCCGTTTCATCAATGCCTTGAATGATGGGCTGATGAAAGTGAATTTCGGGAAGATCAACAAGGCTCTCGCAAAGCTATGGGATTCCCTTGCAAAGTTTACGATTAACGTAGGCGATGGCTTACTGTGGATTTGGGAGAACATTCTTGTTCCTCTGGGAACATGGACAGCAAATGAAGTTGTTCCAAGGTTCTTGGCCACTCTGAGACTTGCTATTGACGATGTAAACAGTGTTCTTGAAGCGCTGAAGCCACTATTTCAGTGGTTTTGGGATCATGTTCTTGAACCAGTAGCAAAATGGACGGGAAAGAAGTTCCTCAAAGCCTGGGATGGAATCAACAAATGCCTGGAAGCATTTTCCGACTGGTGCACTACTTATCCTGGCGATATACAGTTTATAGCCGGGATGATTGCGGCGTTTTTTGCGGCATGGAAAGTCACAGAGCTGCTTTCATTTATCCAGCAGTCAGGAGGCGTCATAGGGGCGCTGAAAGCTATACAGACAGCTCTCCTGGGGAACATTGCCGCAAAGCTTACAGACAAGGCGGAAACAATGTATCTGACCGCCTTGTACGCAAAAGATTTTGTCATAAGTGCGGGCCAGAGTGTTGCAGCGCTTGGAAAACAGGCGTTTAGCATTGCAACAGCTACAGCGGCAAAAATAGCAGATGCAGCAGCACAGGCGGCAATGACAGCGGCCACAGTGGCCTGGAATGCTATATGCGGAATTGCGACTGCGCTTACCACGGCGTTCGGGGCAGCCGTGGCGTTTTTAACATCCCCGTTTGGGCTGGTGGTGATTGCAATCACGGCCGCTATAGCCGTGGGCGTACTACTTTACAAAAACTGGGATACCATCTGCAAATGGGCAACAAAACTCAAAAACTGGGTTGTTGACAAAACTCGTGGTCTCAGAGATGGTGCTGTAAATGCATTCAATACATTAAAAACAAACTGTTCAAATGCAATGTCTGCATTGGTGACAAGCGTAAAAGAAAAATGGAATGCGATTAAGACAAAATTCAATGAATTTAAGAACTGGCTGGCATCTGTGTTCCAGACAGACTGGTCAAAGAGATTCGGCTTTTTCGGAAATGTTCTGAATATATTTCTTTCAAGTGTAAAGGCAAGGATACAGGGGATTAAGAATATTTTCAACGGTTTGATAAAATTCGTTAAAGGCGTTTTCACAGGAAACTGGAGACAGGCGTGGGATGGCATCAAGCAGATCTTCGTTGGAGTGTTCCAGGGGCTTACTGGGCTCGCAAGAAGCCCGATTAATGCGATTATATCGGCATTCAATGCGGTGATCGGAACGGTTAACAGCATGATCAACAAGATCAACAGTATAAGCTTCAGAATCACAGTACCATCATGGATTCCAGGAATAGGTGGTTCATGGTGGGGATTCAACGGATTTAACCTTCCGAACATCGGAAGCATTCCATTCCTGGCACAGGGCGGTTATGTAAAACCAAACACCCCGCAGCTGGCTGTAATTGGTGATAACAGACACCAGGGAGAAGTTGTGGCCCCGGATGGTAAGCTGAAAGAAATGGCTATGGCAGCAGTTCAGGCGGCAGGACCAGGAGTGAGCAGAGATGAACTGGAATCAATCATTAACAGAGCAGTTATGAGAATTGTTGCAGCACTGGCAGAGATGGGATTCTATATTGACTCAGAGCAGATCGGCAGAGCAACGTCCGCAGCCCGAACGGCGGCAGACAGAAGATTTAATGCAGTGGAGGTAGGATGATGGGGAAAATCATATGGTCAGGAAGTACGGTTTTGCCTGCGCCCACTTCCATGAGCGTTTCGGATGAAATCATATGGACTTCAGATACAGGAAGAACCCTGTCAGGATATATGACAGGAGATCCGGTAGCAGAAAAGAAAACTGTATCCTGGAAATGGGAGTACATCACGGAAGCAGAGTTGAAAATAATAAAAAATACCCTGGTTCCAGGATATTTCCCAGTATCATTTCACGATGATGGAATTGATGTCACGATAGAAGCTTACAGAGGAACACTTGCAAAAGAACACTTAGGGCAACTTTCTGACGGTATCTATTATTATAAAAGCATAACGGTTGACGTAGTACAGAGGTGATAAGAAATGATCAACACATCAGCGGCTTATAAAGAGGCGATTAAAAAGAACAGAATTCTTCATCATGAGGCGAAGATAGAATTTTCAGATGGGACAGCCCTTACACCTCAAGACCAGGATTTGTATACATTCAAAATTTCCGAAAATACATCGAATGAAAAAAGCTTTGATTTGGGATCGGCAATCGCAAAACAGCTTGATCTCAAAATCAACAACATCGATGGCGAATACAGCAAACATAAATTTTCCGGGGCAAAAATTACGGCCAGAGTTGGATTAGAGATATCCGGAAAGACTGAATGGCTGAAAAAAGGGGTTTTTTATGCAGATCCCGGAAAAACTGCCGGAGATACTATAAGCGTAACAGCAGTAGATGGCATGACAAAATTTGACGTTTCGTATAGCAAAAGTGGATTAAGTTATCCAGCTACTCTGGGGAACATAGTAAGAGACGCCTGCAGCGTATGTGGAATAACAATGTCACCAGAAATAGCGTCATTTGAGAAAAGTGACTTTGTTGTAACAAATAGGCCAGTAGATTCTTCTTTAACATTCAGGAACATTCTTCAATTTGTAGGAGAGATTGCCTGCTTGAATTTTAAAATGAATGCAGATGATCAGTTAACTGCGTCCTGGTATGATACAAATTTGCTTGAATCTGAAACAGCTGAAGCTGCAATAAAAGTTGAACATTATTCCGGAACAATCGAAACTGACGATGTAGTCATAACTGGAGTTAAAGTCACAGAAGAAAGCGTATCCGATTCGGACACGGAAGAAAAAAATGAGACAGAGTATATCTATGGTTCAACAGGGTATGTTTTAGAAATCAAAGAGAACAAATTGATCCAGGAAGGAAATGGTGCATCTGTAGCTGAATATGTAGGAAGAAAGGTGAATGGAATTGCATTCAGACCTGTTTCGATTCATACGCAGGGAGATCCTTCTATAGAAGCCGGGGACATAGCTGTAATAACTGACAGGAAAGGGAATAAATACAAAACAATTCTCACAGGAGTCATATATACAGCAAAAGCACAGCAAGACCTAATCTGCGGAGCAGAAAGCCCGGCAGAGCAGTCTGCGGTAAGATACAGCAAAGCCACACAGGTATACCGTGAACTTCGGAAAACGGTGGCAAAGCAAAAGACAGAATTTGAAAAATCACTTGAGGCTTTAAAAACAGCGATGGGAGAAAAAAGAGGGCTGTATCCTATTACTGAAGTTCTTGAAGATGGAAGCTCTATTCTGTATTTTTGTGACCAGGATACTGTTGCAGAATCAAAGATCGTAGTAAAGCTGAATGCATCCGGATGGGGAATGTCAACGGATGGAGGAAAAACCTGGAATACGGGAGTTCTGGTAGATGGAACCATGATTGCTAAAATATTGAATACAATAGGAATTAACGCAGATTGGATCAACACCGGAGCAATAGAGATAAAAACAGAAGACGGAGAAACTATATTTCGCGTAGATATGGATTCAAAAAGCGTATATATGTCCGGAGATGTCCGGATTGGTGGAAAGAAATTTTCTGAATCAATAGATAATGCTATAACGGATTCAAAAAACTACGCGGACAGCAAATTGGCAGATTATAGCAAGACAGTTGCAGACTCCCTGGAAGGATTACAGGGACAGATAGATGGGCAGATCGAGTCATTTTATTATGAGTATGAGCCGAGCTTGCAGAATATTCCTGCCTCCGAGTGGACAACTACAGAAGAAAGGAAGAAGCATGAGGGAGATCTGTTTTTCTGGAAACCGAACAAGGATACCGGGGAAGGCGGCTACGCCTATAGATTCTTATATGATTCATCTGTAAGTAAATGGGAATGGGTTCTCGTACAAGATACGGACATCACAAAAGCCCTTGCGGCGGCACAGAACGCACAGGACACCGCAGATGGGAAACGGCGCACTTTCGTAGTGACGCCTTACCCTCCTTACGACATTGGAGACACCTGGAATCAGGAAGACGGAGATATTCTTACCTGTGTAGTTGCACGTGCGGCAGGGACTTCGTACGTGTCAACAGACTGGAAAAAATTGAATAAGTATACTGATGATACCACAGCGGAAGAAGCCAAAAAGGCTGCGGAACAGGCGAAAGAAGCCGCCGCACTTGCAAAGAACATGGTTTTGACTTTATCTAATGATAGCCAGAGTATTACCGTAGATGCGGACGGAAAATATAACACATTTCCGGCGACTGCCACCCAAGCGACTGTTATGTATGGATCAACAGATATTAGTGTAGAGTGCGAATATGAGATAACGAAATCAACAGGCATTACAGGCAACTGGAACAAGAGTAACCGCATATACACAGTGACGGGATTATCTGAAAATGCCGGGTGGGTTGAAATAAAAGCTACCTATATTAATACACTTACGGTATCGAAACGTTTTACGGTACAGAAAGTATACGCAGGAACAGACGGTACGCCGGGAAGGACATATCTTATAGAGCTTTCATCATATGCCGCTAAAAGGGGCGCAGATGGTGAAATATCGCCGGGATATGTGACGGCGTATGCATATTACAGGGACGGGGCTGAAACAAGAAAAACATATGCCGGTAGATGGAAAATTCAGACCTCTACTGACGGGAGTACCTGGACGGATTCATGGACATCAACGTCAAATGCAACGAGCGCAACAAAAAATCTTAAAAACGCAGATTATAATTTTGTTAAATTCATATTGTATGAAGCGGGCGGGACAACGAACGAGCTTGATACACAAACATTTTTGATACTTACAGATATATCTGCGCTGACACAAGAAGAAATAGTCAAGATACTATCTGATAACGGCACATGGAAAGGGTTGTATTATTCAAATAATCATTTGTATATATCCTTTGATGCAGCTCTCGGAGGGGTATTGACGCTTGGAGGACCGAACAACGGTAACGGACAGCTGAAATTATATGACGAAAACGGAAAGGAAGTTCTTAGACTGACCAACGGCGGAATGGCAATGAACAGCGCTTCTGACGATACTATAACTATTTTCAGACTTCTGCGGACGGGACTGTATTATTATGACTCGACCGGAAAAAAAAGAAAAGTGAGTATCGATACAGGCGGTCTGGCATTGTATACAGATTATACTGACTCCAATAATTATAAAATGCTGAAGCTCGGAAAATACGGTTTGTATGCAGCACAAAAAACAAGTGGCGTAGAAGAGTTATGGATGGAAGGCGATACGGATAAAAAATGGGAAGGCTATATTATCCGATACTTAAATGGCTTGGTTCGCATAACTGCAAATGCCGTGTATACCGATGGCAGCAGCATGGGAAAAAACTTAACCACATCTGGAACACTTTCGGTAGCAGGAACCGCTGGGCTAAAGGGCGGTGCGTATGTACAAGGAAGTTTTTCATTTGAGGATGCAGAACAAACTACAGCTTCGTCACCTGTCAGAAGAAGACCGATAGCTACAACTGGAACTGCGGGAAAGAAGATAGCTTATATTGCATCAGGCACCACTATGTCTAGTGAGGGTTTTGAAGTTGATCATTTAGAAATCAGAGGACAATTTACAACAAAAAGCTATTACACAAGAAAATTCTATTCTGGCACAGCCCCGTCTGACATTCGCTTAAAAGAGAATATCGAGGATAGCGAGGTAAACGCTCTTGAATTAGTGAACCGGATGCAAGTTCGACAGTTTGACTGGAAAAAAGGCGGGCACCAGAACATTGGATTTGTAGCGGACGAGTTGGAAGAAATTGACCCAAATCTGGCTCTTGGAGGAGGTTACGATGAAAATGGAGAGATGAACGTTAAACAGATTAATAGTCCGTATCTTCTTGGCTATGCCATCAAAGCTATACAGGAATTATCTGAAGTAGTAAAAAACCAAAACAAACATATTGAAGAACTTGAAAGGAGGCTGAGTTAATGCTGATTGCAGAATTCTCCCATAAGGGAGAAGAAATAGAGATTGACGATGCACTCTGGCAACATGATTATGGTCAGAAAATCCAAATCAAAGGTTTGGACCTTCCGGAAGTTTTCGAGGTTCATTTTGCCTGGAAAGATATTGAAAAGGCAAAAGTAGTAACCGGTTCCACCATAGACGGGGTATCTACCGTAGATATTCCCAACGTTGCCCTTGAACAGAGAAGGGCAATTACAGCCTACGTTTACCTGTCAAATGCAGTTGAAGGCGAGACAGTGAATACAATCCTTATGACAGTCAATAAGCGAAAAGCTCCGGAAAACTTCGAAATTCCGGAAAAAATTGATCTGTTTCATCACACTGTTGAAGCAACTGCGGAATATCAGCGTCAGGCGAAAGAGTCAGAAGAACGGGCGGCCGGCCTATCGGCAGACGCAGAAGCCTGGGCACATGGCCGGGAAGATCATCCAGACCAGGCACAGGATAATGCGAAATATTATGCAGAACAGGCCGCAAAGAGTGCCGCGGAAGTTCCAGGAAAGACAGAACAGGCAAAGAAAGACATTGAGGCAGCCCGGAAGCGGGCAGTCAGCGCAGTAACTTCTCAGCAGGAAACATCTGTACAGGCAGTTGCAACAGAAGGAAAAAAGCATACAGATGCTACAAAAAAATATGCTGAAACAGTTGCGAGTAGCAGACAGGCTGTAGAAGAAACTGCACAGGCTGTGGCTACACAGGCGCAGGAAGTTTCACAGAATACCCAGACAGTTGCCAACAATACGAATAATGCGGCAAAGTCAGCAGAGAGCGCTCAGACATCAGCGAATAATGCGGCAAAGTCAGCAGAGGGCGTACAGGGTGCAGTTGATCAGATTACCAAGAACACGCAGGATGTTGCTTCGCTAAAGGAAGATATGGGTAACATCCCAATAGGTGTAACCGATATCGTTGATAATATGGTTGATAGTGATAAATTAAAATACAAATATACCAATGGAAGTTGGAAACATATTGATAAAACAGTTACACTTGATGCAGGAAATTATATGTTTGTTTTGTACAATTCTGTTCTTTCATCTTATGGATATATTTGCATTTATAAAGATAAGATTAATGGAACACAAATTTTAAGAAAAACAACAGATGGAAAATATAATTTTACACTTACAGAACAAACTACTCTTATTATTTCTATGCAAGTATCGGGTGCTGAAAGTGTAACAGAGGGAACATATCAAACATATTACAGTATTTATAACATTGATTCTGTTATTATTCCTAAAGAATTAACAGGGGTTAATGCGGTAGAAAACAAGGTTAATGCGGTAGAAAACAAGGTTAATCCTATTACTGATTGTATTATCAAAAACTTAATTGATTTCGATGCAATCACTTACAATTCAAGCGAAAAATATACAGGTTGTTTTATCAACGATTCAGGTGCTGTTACTGCTAATAAATATAGTAGTTCATATTGTGTAACTGACTATATGAATATAGATAAAAAAGGTTTATCCATTAATTATAGTGTCGGGAACGTTTATGTTGCATTTTATGATGTAAATAAAAAATATATTTCGGCTTCTTCAATTATGCTTAATACTGATAACATCTATGTTCCATATGTAGATGGCGCAGTATATGCAAGATTTACACTTAATCAAAATAATATGAAATATAAACAGTATTGCATTGTTGAAGGTGATAAATCCTATACATTAGCACCAGATGAGTGTGTTTTTACAGAAGAACTTAAATCAAAATTAAGTGGTTTGACATCTTTATCAGCAGTACCACCAGAAAGATTAGTCATTCAGAAAGGTAAACAGTCTGTGCTTTATATGGAGAATATGATTAAAAATACAAATATTCTTCCAAAGTCTGCATCACAGACTATAATGACAAATATCGGAAATATGGCATATGTAACACCATCATCAGATGTTGCAGATAAATCAATAACATATCATTTTAGGGATTGTTTAGGAAGAACGGTAGATGAAACAAAGAATTATTCAGTTGTATCTGCACCGAGCAAAGATACATTGAATGTGTTATGTGTTGGTGATAGCTTCACTGATATTGGTACTTATGTCGGAACAATCAAAGATGATATTGAAGAAGATGGTATTACAGTTAATCAGATTGGTAACATGGGCGTAAGTGGTAAAAGACACGAAGCCAGAAGCGGAGGAACATGGGACTTTGTAACAACAAGACAGGGACGGGCAATTATCGTTGATGTAACAGGTGTTTCCAATTTACCAATAACAGGTTATCCGGGCACAACCTATCAAGATGAAAACGGATTTAAATGGTCTGTAAGAGGTGTAGTTATTGGCTCCACTGGAAACGGAAAGCTCATACTTGGAAATTTCAATGTTGACAGCAATTATGGCGGATCTTCTTCTGGGACAATGACTGATGCTGATACTGCTGCTGATGCCATTCCGACAAGTGGAACACTTACAAAAACATCAAATGCAAGTACTGGAACAACATCAAGCGGCGATAATACAATTTCATATAGTGATGTAGAAAAAGTCTATTACAATCCGTTCTGGAATCCAATGTCTGACGAGCTTGATTTTAACTATTATATCAATAAATGGGGTTATAATTCGCCGGATATTGTTGTGTTCTCGATTGGCTACAATGATGTAGGTGCGAGTAAATATCATACTGTTGAATCACTTGCATCTATTGTGGCAAAGGCGAAAATTTCAGTTGATAGAATGCACGCAGATTATCCTGATGCAAAGATCGTTCTGAATGTCAATCCATTAGGTTACGGCGGAGATACATCAAACGAAATATCGGAATCCATGAGATCAAACAATCAAGTTACCTATTATGAAGCACTTATAAACGAGTTTGGTGAATCGACTGATTATGTTGGTTATGTAGAGGTTTGTCCTTCATTCATGTTTGTTGATAGAATTGACGCTTACGGTTCAAAGACAGTGACGATTGGTCGAAGAATAAGCAAGACAATTACCACAGCAGGCGATGTGACTCATTGTAATACGGTAGGAATGAATCAGATCGGTGATGCGATTGTACCATACATTTATTATTTAGTTAATCTTTGTCGAACGAAAAATGTCTAAAATAGAATAAAAAAATACCCTTTTACGGGGTGCCATGTTATAATGTATATAACATAAAAAGGGAGTTGGACTCCCGTCTACCAAACAAAAAGTCCAACTCCAGCACCACAAAGGGTACAGGTATATTATAACACGGTACCTTCCCTTTGTGAACCCAAAAGGAGGGTATTTTTTATGAGAGAAAAATTCGTGAATGGGTTCATAACTAAGCTATGTGGAGATGTGCCGGACGAGTATCTGGACGTGATCAAAAACAAACTTTCATTATATGCAAATGATTTTGACATTACAAAAAGAGAAACAAGTATTGTCAAGTATACTGGATATTTACCAGATTTCTATAAAACTTATTTTGTAAGCCGGAAAATTGAAGGCTTGAGTAGAAAAACACTGCAGCTGTATAACCTATACCTTGACGATTTCTTTTTTACAGTAAACAAGAAAGCAGAAGATATTACCTCAAATGATATCAGAGTCTATTTGTATACTGTGCAGCAGGAAAGAAATTTAAGCAACCGTACTTTAGACAGCAGAAGAACAGCGATACACGCATTTTTCGAATGGGCCGCGAATGAAAATTACGTTAGCAAAAATCCCTGCAGATCAATCAAAAAGATTAAATATGAGCGGATAGAGAAGAAACCACTTACAGAAATGGAGTTAGAAAGAATCAGGCAGTCATGTAAAACAGTACGAGAAAAAGCAATGATTGAATTTCTGTACAGCACTGGCGCAAGAGTTACAGAAGCATGTACAGTCAAGAAAGAAGATGTTGATTTTTACAAGGGAGAAGTAGTAGTACTTGGAAAAGGAAACAAGCATAGAAAGACATATTTGAATGCGAGAAGCAAATTGTTTTTGAAACAATATCTCGAAGTAAGAAACGATGAGTCTGAATATCTATTTGTAAGTGAGAGAAAGCCACATGGAGCGTTAAAAAAAGAAGCGGTCGAAAGAAATATTCGAATAATAGGCAAAAGAGCAGGGTTGGACAGACCATTGACACCACATGGTCGAGTTATAATAAGGACAAGTTAGAAAACTCCAGTAAATACAAGGGGTTGCACTAATTTAGTCCTTATTTTTAATTTCCTGAAAAGGGAA